ATCAGCTGGGTGACGACTTCAGCGATCTCCTCCTCCGTCATCTCCGTATCGAGGATGTCGGTCAGCATGATATCGGCAGCTGTCCCGCCGATGGCTTTTGCCACCTCTTCGGCAGCTTCCCATTTTGCCAACGCTTTATTGGCTGCGTTTACTGGAGCGGATACATTGCCGACCCGCTTGTCATACTCTCCAAGAATCTCCCTGATCTTCTTCGTGATGTCCATAGCTTAGAACCCCGTTTCGTCTCTCAGCTTTTCGGCATCGATATATCCGGGAATCGCCTGATTGATCTTGATGGCACCGTCTCCAATCAGAGACAGGGAAGCGGCATCCGGTTCGAAGATCGGCTCCCATTTGACGCGGGTGTTATAGATCTCGTTCCGCTTATACGGATAATCATCCCGGACACATGCCGCCAAGTATCCAGCGTTTAGCAGACCCGTTCCGAGCGTCTTCTGTGCCTTTCTGGCGGTCAGACGCAGTGTTTCATGGCTGGCCTTGATGGCCTCAGAACTCGACGGATTGTCTGACGGGAATCCGAGATCCTCCAGAGTAAGGCCAGTCTCTCCGGCCATCAATCCGGCAAACATCCGGAGCTGGTCGATGTGGGGAGTCTGACTCGCAGTCTGGAACTGACCAACAACAGGGCGGTCACCGTCTTCGTCCTTATCGATCCGGAGCATCGCGGACATTGTTGCTTTCCAAGAATCCAACTCCGAGCCGTTTTCCATGCCCAAGATATAACGCTGCGGATAACTGTAGAACTCTGCAGCGATCTCTGACCGCTTGATCGTCCTGACTGCGCTGGCCATGATGGACATGCATGCCCGGCTGATTCGCGAATGCCCGAACGGTCTGACCGAATCCGGTCTGTAAATGACCGGCACCAGCAGCGGATAAGGCGCATTGTTCGGCACGGCATCGACCAGCCTGCCCTTGTGATAGACCATCGTATTACCGGGGATGCAGTAGACCTCTGTGATCGGGTTGTCAAACTCATCGACCTCCAGAACAGCATAACCCTCTTTCAGCATGTTGGTGATCGGGTCGATTATGCCGGTTGCATGCCTGCCGTCAATGACTCGCATCAGCGGGAATCCATCGGTGTCGGAAGTGATATAGATAAAGTCACAGCTTCCGATCAGTGCTCCCAGAATCGCAGAGTCTATCAAAATGTCGCTGTTGTTCATGTCGTAAATGCCGGTCAGGTCAAAGCTATCATTAGCAAACTCCCGGAAGACCAGCCGATCAGCTACGGAGTCCACTGCCTTGCCGCACCACCCCAGCGAGTTGAACCAGTACCGGAGCGACGGCGGGCTGGAGATGTTCAGATCCCGGACACCGTTTTTCATTTCGTAATATGCATATCTCTTGTGAACCCTGGGCTTTTTAGCGGCCAGTTTGTTCCGGAGATACTCGATTCCTTTGTAATCCATGTTGATTCACCTCGTTACCGTGTGTTTTTTTGTGCAAAAGGCGGCAAGGGGACTGACGGCAGCCTCCCACCGGGGTACCCATGCCCCAGACAAGCGTCAGCCCGCTGCTCGATAGTGAAGCCAATCATTATGTTGTTCTAAAACGTCGTTGGCGACCAGCCCATCACTATTATCTTTATTTATTTTTTTCAGCATCAGCTTGTCGGACTTCTCCCTGTTGCAACAGCGATGTGCCAGCTGCAGGTTGGAAATGTCCGAAGGGTGCCCGCCCTTGCTGACTGGGATGATATGGTCGACTGTTGGACTCAGAGGATGCGGAGCTTTGAAAGAAAAGTCTACAGGCTTGCCACAGATACCGCAGATGGTCTGGGTGGCAAGTATACGCCTCCGGGCATTTTCATAGGCTCCCCGGTTTCCAGGAGTCCGGTCTGATCTTACGGACGGCATAAAGCACCTCCGGGGTATTAAAAAAAGGGGTACGGTGTCAACGCACAAGGGTATCAATGGAGGCGGCTTGACTCAGCAGTTGCCTAGTTACTTTTGGCGGTCACGTTCGACCACGTACCCCAACAACAGCAATAAAAAGAGACGGCCAGACACTGACCGCCTCCCCAGGAAGGAAAACATATGAAGATGAAAACTGTTACCTGCTATCCTACGTTATCATGATAGATCTAAATGTTGTCCCGTGATTACGGCAAATTAAATTAACTTGGCCATCTCATATATGAACCTGCGTCTCATCTCATAGTACAGATCCTTGCCACATGGGATGCCATGCGACTGGAGGTAGTAGAACGGATAGTCATGACAGATGCCAAGTATCAGCCACTTGCTGAACGGTTCGCCGCCGATCTTGTAGGCCACATGGTCGATCATGTCCTTCTTCCGTGAGATGGCCGCTCGTCTCATGGCAAGCTCAGCAGTCGGATCTGAATCTCCGGAGGACTGTACTCGATCCGCATCGTAGGCGATACCCTTCGATGTGTCCGTCATGGCGGCAAGCTCTGCCTCCCACTCTGGATACTGTTTGCAGTAGTGGATAACTGTGAGAAATGCTTCCTTCGGTACATACCATTTATTTTTTTGGCTGAGCGGTCTGTATTCGCCCACCGGCAACCACCTCCTTTCTGAGCCTGCCCTTTTCGATGTAGAACCTGCCATCGTAGAGGATTGTTATCTTCCGCTCGTATTTGTGCAGGTCGTCCCGCATTGGGAAGCCGTGAGAGTCTACTTGCATCAGCCCTGCCTCCTTTCAAAGATGGCCATGCAGTCGGAGCACTGACCACCCGACCAGAGAATAGGGCAGAGGATATAACCATCCTCGTATTTGGTAATGACAGCCTCGAAACAGTCTTGCAGTTGTCCTTCACCGTGATCGATGCCGTCTGCTGTGTTGCATTCCATGTCACTCGTCCTCCAGAATTACAAAGATTACCAGCGGAATCAGAACCGCAAAGCCGATGACAAATATGCTCATTCTTCTGCCCTTTCTTCCCACGGGTATTTTTCCACCTTGCCGACACCCTCCCGGCATTTGCAGTAGCACTTGCTCCCGGGTGATGTATAACGCCCATCATTTTCTATATTGGTATCGCATGACGGCCACTTGCCCCAAATGCTCCTATCACAATCCTTGCAGTAATTTTCTACATCGTTGTAATTATCGCTCACTCCTCAGCCCTCCATCTTTGCACCGCAGTGACAGTACGGATAATGTTTGCAGACATTACTCTTTCCGTCTACTGTTTCAATTATCCTCCCACACTCGGAGCATTTATATGCGTAATGATTTTGAAATTCTATCCACTTCCCTTTCTTGCGCTCTTCGATGGTTGGCTGTCCACTTATGTTTGAAATGCAGTCACTGTATGAAAAGTGCAGACCTCTTATCGCCTCTTCCTCGCCGTATCTCTGTATCAGTATTGGCAGGATATGCTCTGTAAGATCTCGCTCAAATGCATCCGCATCAATCATCCTCATTCTTCTGCCCTCCTCTCTGCATAACAAGCGGACACCAATCTGGTCTTTGTTTATGCCATTTCAGCCTTATCAATTCGAAGTCCTTTAGCTTACAGTACATCTCATCAGACATCTCATTAAAATCCAAGTGCGGACATCCTCGGCAATGTTTCTGATTCATTCGTCACCTCCTGCCAATGCTCCTGCAATGATTATTGCTGTTGTCAATACTTGCATATCATTTGATATTTCAGCACCTTTTGTCATCAGGTAACCACAGATAACAATCCATACCCATGCGGCAACGAGGGCCTTTAAAAAACTCATCCTTCCCGCCTTTCTGCCCAACATGGTAACTGTACAAATGCCATATTCATTTCCACCTGAACTGTTTTGCACCAGCTCCGAAGATTGTCAGACTCTATCTGACTGCATATTTCCGCAGGGTTGATATCAAAAATCAGATCGTTAAGACGCTTCGCCACATCTTCATTCTTTGGAGGAATCCAACATTTCTGTTCAAACTTGCTCTTGATAAACTCCGGCATGCTTTCATATTCTTCTCTTGGCATATCATCAAAAAATGTAGTTTCATGAAGTAAGCTCATACAGACTGCCACAGCATCGTCAAGTGTTAACATCAGCCCCATCGGTTTTCCTTTCCGCAAAACTGCAATATCCGTTTTCGCTTGTCTTGCATCCATCGCCCCAGAAGTCGCACACCTCATGCCCGAGAACGGGAACACCCTGTATTACATACGGCATATCGTAGTGAAAGTGTCCGCAATCCTTGCATCTGATTTCTGTCTTTGCAGATGGCAACATGGACAATGTATATTTTACTGCGCTTCTCCTGATGCATTTGTCACCATCTGGCATCGTTGCAATGTGTCCTATCGTTTCCACGGCATCAATCGCCGCCTGTCTTGATATTACATCGTCCATCAGCCAATCTCCTTCCGCACATGGGGCAAAATAAAATATCGCATTCTCTGTATTCGCCTTTAAAACCGACACGAAGTTTTATAGTTCTCCCGCGTCTGACAAGCCATGCATGCGAGTTCCTCTCGATTGGACGGACATATCCATCTCTGTCTTCGTGGCAATATTCACAGTTTGTTTGCTCTGGCTGTGCGGATGGTAATGCTCTTATTTTTTCGATAGCATCAACAACGAACCTGCATTTCCTTATTTCATCTATCGCCGCCTGTCTGCTTATGGTGTCCTCGCACGGTTCCTGTTCCTCCAGTGGACACCAATCTGGGCGTTCCCCCATCTCTTTCGTGGTCATCACTGTACCTGTTATGCCGCACCCATACCCTTCAGAACAAACACAAGTATTACAACATTCTGGCATCACTGCATCTCGCATTATAACGATCATTCAGGTTCATCCTCCCACACCTTTATCTTTTGCCACAAGTGGCAATATCCGTCAGTTGGCAAGGCATAGTGTTCTTCTATCGGGCATTTTGTTCTTCCGTTAGGATATACACCGCCATTATTAGCAGCGCGCCCGCAACTCACGCAATGACGCATTTCTGGCTCACCACGTAAATCCACAACTAACGAATACAGCCTATGAATTCCGATCTTTTCCGCAAGATAGTAAACATCTGCTCTTGGATCATCCTCGCACGGCTCAAGCCTTTTTGTATCTGTCTGCAAATTCACCTCTCTCATATAATTCGCACCTTTCCATATCTGGTTTTCTGCATTTTTCTGTCTGCGTTTTTGAACGAACAATCATGCAACAGTATCCACGTCCGTCTTGCTTGTATCTATCAAGCCACATGCAT